GTAAACACCAAGGTGTTTACCCGAATCTATTTTCCGTTTAGTTCAATTAACAACTTGTAGGTCTCGAATTTTCGTAAACCTTCAACGTCATCGCCATAAGTATAGTTAGTGAACCTTACGTCTTTACCTTCTTGCCTACGTTTTAACTCAATGAATTGACGCAGACCCAGGTCGCTCGTTTTAAGTTTGTATTTATCAAGTGACCACACATATGTGACCAACTCTTTGAAGAGAGGGTGATGTTTACAATTTTCTAATATAGAAATTGTGCGGATAGCAAAATAATCTTTACCGCTAATCTCTTCTTTACTGATGTTGTCATAACGCTCCATGTGTACAATCCTATTTAGAGCTCTATAAGTAGAATATACACCGCCGATTATTCCATCGGAAGTTCGATAATCAGGATGGAACAGAAACTGAAGGTAAGTGCAGTAATCTTCTGAAACATCTGATTTATCCTCATTTATCTTTAGTCCACAGTCGTTGAATGCTTTGAAGATCATATCAGGGTTGGAAGTAGAAGTTACGCTATCATCTCCCTGCAGCTGCAGATTATCCATAGAGACGCATCCGCACGACTGAAAGATAGAATACTGTGTTATGGACCCTACTTCATTAGTGAAAGTTGAGCCCGATGGTATACCGTGGGATCCAGTTAAAATACCATCTGGAGTGACGATGGGTATAGTGCTAAACCTTTCGAGACAAATATCAATGTCCTCATGATACTGCGATTGAAATAAGTCTTTAATTGATTTAAAAGAAACACCATGTAAGTACGATTTCACATCATCATCATAGCCAGATACATCTCCCGACACAAGATATTGGCCACGTTGTTTATTGTCAGACATTAATTTATTTATCGCTTCATCTAGCGATCTAGGAGTGCGAAGAGCTGCGCGCCACGATTGCTTAAGTTGGTGAGTTAGGAGAGGTCTGTAAAACTTCATTTCTACAAGAGTGTCAGCAATTGGATAACCCCAAACATCTCGAGTCTTCCCTCCTTCCTGCGTCCGAGTAAATAAAACAGCAGGATATTTGCCATATAAACTGGCTAGATCAGCAACAACACGATCTTTAACATTACTCTTCCTCATAAGAAACGGTAAGCCAGAGTTAGTACTAGACTTCAGGTATTGCACGGCCTTCTCTATGTCTAAAGGTCTCAGCCTTCCTGCGACTCCTAATTTAGGTACAATAATTTGATTATAAGTGCCTCCTTTACCAAAAGAGGAATATAGCTTCTCTTTTCGCTCCGACCAAGGTTTTGCTATAGATCTTGGCCCGTATTTGGATCGATTAGACATCTCTATCCTGTCGAGAACATCGTTAATTTTCGATTTTCCTTGTTCAAATAGCCTATCCCAGCCGATAAGTATTTCTTCAGGCGTTGCGTTTTGAGCAATTGGACTCGTAAACACTTCGTCTTGACCCTGGACAATTCTATCTAGTAAACGGGTTAGAAAATTTCTAGATTGCAAGTTACCTGCAGTGAGTTCATCTATATCTAAGCGGAGTACTTTAACGTTGTTAGGATTGCTATCAGATGAAATGGGACTCGCCAGTAGGGAGATTTTGCTGAAACCTCTACGTTTTGGTGGAAATAACGAGTGCGATTTTGTTTTGTTCATAATATGGTTATAA